CACCGCTGCCGAGGGGCTCGAGGATGCCCTCGATGCGACCGGCGAGGCGGCTGCGCGCGCGGGCGGGGCGGGGCGCGCCGCCGGCGGTGCCCTGCGCGAGGCCGCCGATACCGCCAAAACGGCTTGGGCCACCACGGCAGAAGCGGTGCGCTCCGCGCAGGACCGCTCGCGCGAGATCGCCGAAGGGCTGGCGCAGGACATCACCGGCCCGATCAAGGACGCGCTCAAATCCGGCGAATTCACCTGGGAGACCTTTGCGGGCGCGGTCTCGCAGATCGCGCAGAACCTCGCGAGCCGGCTGATCGATCTGGCCTTCAAGCCGATCGAGAACGCGCTGATCAACGCCTTCTCGGGCGGCGGGAGCGGCGGCGGTGGTGGCGGGTTCCTTGCCAGCCTGTTCGGCTTCGCGCGCGGCGGGGTTTTCGCCGGTGGCCAGGAACTGACCGCCTTCGCGCGCGGCGGCGTCGTTAACCGCCCCACGGTCTTTCCGTTCTCGCGCGGAATCGGGCTGATGGGCGAGGCCGGGCCCGAGGCGATCCTGCCGCTGCGCCGGGGCCGCGATGGGCGGCTCGGGGTAGAGATGAATGGTAGCCCTGCGCCCGCGGCCCCCGACTTGTCGACCCGCATCATCAACGTGCTCGACCCCTCGGTGGTCGGCGACTATCTCGCCACGCCCTCGGGCGAGCGCGCAATCTTGAACGTCATCCGCCGCAACCGGAGTGCGATGAATGCCTGAAGGGGGAGATATGCCACCAACAGGAGGCCCATTGCCGCTCTGGCCCTTTCCGGCAGCGCAGGAGATCGCCGAGGTGCTCGAATGGCGCACCGATGTGTTGTCATCGCGCGCGGGCGAACAGCGCATCGCCCTCCGGTCCCGCCCGCGCGAGATCGTCACGTTTCGCCACCGGCTCGGTGCCCTGGACATGGCGCGGGCGGCGGAATTGGTGCGCGCCGGGTTCACTGGGGAATGGCATGTGCCGCTCTGGCACATGGCAGTTCAACCGAGCGCGGAATTGGTACAAGGCGCGACGGAGGTGCAGCTCGACACCATGGTGTCGGATTTCCGGGGCGGAAGATTGGCGAGTATCGCTTTGGATGGTGGGGAAGCAGCCCCCGTGGAAATCGCATCAGTTCATCCCGACCGGCTGATCCTGGCAGAGCCACTGATCTGGCAGTTCCCCGCCATTTCCGTGGCTGCGCACCGGGTCACAGTCGCGCCGATCCGCGCAGGCATCCTGACCTCAGCGGTCGAGATTGCACGGCGAAGGCAGGGCGACGGTACCGTGACCGCCAGTTTCCTGCTGCGCGACGCGCCCGATCTCACCGCCCCGACACTCCCAAGCTATCTCGGCCGCCCGGTCCAGACCGACCCGAGCCTCACCCGCCGCCCGCTCACCGCCAGCCTGCGCCGCGCGGTCGAATATATCGACAACGGCTTCGGCCCGGTGGTCGTGGAACCGATGCGTGAGATGTTCGAGCGCGGCGAGGCGATCACGCTGAAAGCCCAAGGCCCCACCGCGCGTCACGCACTGCGCAACTGGCTCTGGTCCCTGCGCGGTCGACAGACCAGCTTCTGGCTGCCGACCTGGGGCTATGAGCTGCAGCTGCGCGCGGGCATGACGTCGGGGTCGGTGCTCATGCGCGTCGCACCGGTTACAGACATCGACAGCTATACCGGACGACGCATCATGCTGGAAATGCCCGGCGCGCTGCGGTACCGCTCGATCACCACCGCCATCGCAGACGGACTGGAACATCGGCTGACGCTGTCATCGAACCTCGGCGAACAGGTGCCTATGGGGATCAGAGTGCATTTCCTGACGGCAGTGCGAGCAGACGCCGACAGGGTGGAGATCCAGCACGGCGCAATCGCAAGTGAAGTGACCCTGCCGGTCGTGGAGGTTGCAGGGTGAGGGCGGTAGCAAACCGGACCTTGGTGCTTGGCGCAGCGAATTGCAGCAGTGAGCCCTATGTGAACTTTGCTGCGCTGACGATGAACGGCCGCTTTTTGTGTCGACGATCGGAAGTGGCAGGGCGCAGCCTTGCTTTACGAAGCACTCAGGACATAGACTCAACTGGCACTTCCACCGTTGAAATTGACTTGGAGTAATCATTGTATGGAGAAAACCGAAGCATCTTCCCTTGGTCGACTAACTGTAATTATCCTTCTGGCAATGATGCTCCTTACTCTGACCGCCGGCATTTTCGACGGCAGGACGCTTAACGGCATATCGGTTTGGACCAAGCCCACAAAGTTCAACTTGTCTTTTGCGCTGCATGTCGCGACGCTGTTGGTCTTCGTATCCTTCTTGCGAATGAACATTCAAAAGAGCCGCACGATCCGTTGGACGCTGTCGGTCATCTGTGCAGCCGTTCTGCTGGAACTGTCTTACATCGCTTTGCAGGCGGCACGGGGACGCGCCTCACATTTCAACCGCGAGACGCGTTGGGAGGAATTCGCCTACTACGGTATGGGGGCTGCCGTAGTCGTCGTCATGATTGGAACACTTATTATTGGCGTGGCGGTTTGGCGTGGAGCCCGCAGTGAGATCGGGCCGGGCCTGCGGACGGGGGTCGTTCTCGGGGTAACCCTGGGAACGCTTGCCACACTTGTAACCGCTGGCGCGATGTCCAGCATGCAACTGACCCCGACCGGACATTGGGTGGGAGGCGACCTGACGGACGCCACAGGATTGCCGATCGTGGGCTGGTCGACGACAGGAGGCGATTTGAGGGCCTCGCATTTCTTTGCAACTCACTTGATTCAGACACTTCCCCTCGTTGGCTGGCTCTCCGACCGTGTAACGCCTTCTTTTGGGCGGGGCCCTGTCTGGCTTGCTGCAATCGTGGGTCTGATTATCGTCGGGGCTACCTTCGGGCAAGCATTGGACGGCACGCCCCTGATAGGATCGAGTGTTGCGCCATAGCTGACCTTGGCGCAGCCGCAGCGAAAGCTCACTTTGTCCCGCAGAGCAGACCTCCGTGTGGGGCGCAGCGAAGGTCCGCTCCTCGCCCTTCAATCGCCATAAATACTTAGCCCAGCGGAGCGACTGCCAACACCTGACTGCACACGCCGTGTTGCCCTATGATGCACAACCACCTGGTCGGGGGTGCAGCGGGCTCGCCTGACCCGACGAGAAGAACACCCACATCATGAGCTACGCCAGCATCGAGTCCTCTCCTTCTGAGGGCCGCCCGTATTTCCTTTATCAGTTCATCGAGGGGGCGCAGGTCTGGCGGTTCACGAGCCGCGCTGTTGCCTGGACCAGTGCTGGCAGCGGCGGGGAGGCGATCACCTGGGAGCCTGCCGCCATGGCGCATGGCGATGTGGTGCAAACGAGCGAGATCGAGCGCGGGCGGCTGGAGCTGACCTGGCCTTTGTCGCACCCCTTCGCGCGAGGCTTTCTGGCGCCGATGGGGAACACGCCCGTGACGCTGACGATCTTTCGCGGCCATGAGCAGGTGCTGGGCGAGACGGTGGCGCATTGGAAGGGCCGCGTGGTCGGCGCCGAGGTCGAGGGGCAGCGGATCATCCTGAGTTGCGAATCCGTCTTCAGCACTCTGCGCCGGGCCGGGGTGCGGGCGAAGTACCAGCGGCTTTGCCGCCATGCGCTTTACGGGCGCGGCTGCGGGCTCGACATAGCGCTTCACTGGCAAAGCGGCGTGGTGGCCAGCGTTGCGGGGAATGCTGTGACGATCCCGCAGGCGGCGGATGCGCCGGAGGGCTGGTATCGCGGCGGCGTGCTGCGGTTCGGGCCGCAGCTGGGGTTCATCACCGGGCATGCCGGGGCAGGTCTGACGCTGTCGCGCCCGATGCCCGAGATCGCGGCGGCGCTGGGCGCGCCCGAGAGTGATCCCGAGACGGGCGAGCCATTGCCTTTGCTGGTCGATCTCGCGCCGGGCTGCGATCTGCGCGCGGCGACCTGTGCGGCCAAATTCGGCAATCTCGCGAACTTCGGCGGCTTTCCCGAGATCCCGGGCCGCAACCCGCTCGGCGGCGGCTCCATCGTCTGACGCGGCCCACCGCCTGACGCGGCGATCCCCAAGCACGCACACGCACAAAAACCGGGCGCATGCGCCCCGGCGTCCTTTGGGCGCAACCAGGGAACTCCTCATGGTCTGGACCTTCATCGCGCGGCTCGTGCTCGGGCTGGTGCTTTCGGCGATTTCCTATGCGCTCAACCCGCGCCCGAAGACCGAGACCCCGCAGGCGGCGGGGCTTGATGCTTTCTCGCTGCCCACCGCCGAAGAGGGCCGCCCGATCCCGGTGGTCTTCGGCACGGTTCTGATCACCGGGCCGAACGTGGTCTGGGCCGGGGATCTGCGCGTGGATCCGATCAGGAAGAAAGGCGGCAAGAAGTGACGGAACCAGATCAGATGGCCTCGGAGCCTCTCTGCGTGACGATCCAGGACCTGCGCGCGGCGCGCTATTGCCTCGCGGGCGTGCGGCCATGGTTTCGCAGGCATGGGCTCGATTGGCAGGCGTTTCTCGCGCGCGGCATCGCGGTGGACCGGCTGCGCGCGACCGGCGATGCGCTGGTCGAGCCGGTGATCGCGGCGGCCGAAAGGCGCGCGGCGGCTGCAAGGGAGACCAGCGATGGGCGGAGGTAGCAAGGCGCAGACCGTTGGCTATCGCTATTCGCTGGGCCTGCATCTCGCCCTTTGCCATGGGCCGATCGATGCGATCCGCGAGATCCTTGTTGATCGCCGCATTGCCTGGTCGGTGACCACCGGTGGCGGGGTCTCGGGCGGCGGCGCGGCCGTCGAGACGCGCTTTGGGACGGTTGCAGGCATGGCGGCCGTTGCGGGGCTGGCGGGCGACAGCGGGGCGCGCATCACCTTTCCGGGCACGCTTGCAGGCGTGCGCATCAAGCGGGAGTATCGGCTGCGCCTGGCGAATGGCACCAGCCAGACGATCACGCTGCAGGCCGTCGCCTTCGATGCCGCATCGGGCGCAACGACATGGTCGGTCCTGCCCGAGGCGCTGAGCTTTGCGGCGCAATCGGTCGAGGTCCTCATAGCCACCAGCGCCGCCAGCAACGCCGGCGCGGGTGGCGGGCGCATCCGGATCGACAAGCCTGATCTCTTTGGGGGCGAGAGCCGCGAGGGCGGGATCGTTGGCGATGTCGATGTGCTGATGGGCGGACCCGGTCAGGGGCCGAACGATTATCTCGCCGCGCAGATGGGCGGGGATGTGCCGGGCTACCGGGGCCTGTGCAGCCTCGTGCTGCGGCAGGTCTATCTCGGCATCAACCCCTATCTCAAGCCATGGGCCGTGCGCGTCACCCGCGTGCTGACCGGCGAGGCCGGGGCGGCGCAATGGGACCCCGAGACCGCCGCCATCGTTCCCGAGGCCAATATCTCGGACGCGGCGATCTATATCGCGCTCGATGTCTCGGGCTCGATGTCGGGCACGCGCATGGCGGCGCAAAAGGCCGGCGTCGCAGCCCTGATCCGCGAGATCGGCGCGGGCATCGACCCCGACCGGCCCAATGACATCCGCATCCTGCTCTGGAACGCATCGGTCGCGGGCGGGGTCGAGCGGCGCGAGATGGGCCCGGACGATTATGACGCCCTTGAGGCCTGGATGCTGGCGCTGCCGAACAGCACCGCGGGCGGCACCAGTTTCGATGCGGCCTTTGCCGAGGCCGCGGCGTTCTTTGCGGGCAGCGGTTCCAAGCGTCGCATCGTCATCTTCGTGACCGACGGTGCGCCCGACCCTGCCTCCTCGGTCGAGGCAGCGCTTGCGATCATCGCCACATTGCCGCCTGCCGATATCTTCGGCTTCAACATCGCGCTGGCGGATACGAGTGCGACCGCGCTGATCGACAACACGCCCGTCGACGGCGTGCCGGTCATCCCGCCCGGGGACAGCCAGGCGCTGGTCGCCTCCCTGCGCGGGGCCTTCGGCAATGGCCCCGACATGAACCCGGCCCATATCCTGCGCGATTGCCTGACCAATCGCGATTGGGGGCTCGGCTATTCCGGGGCCGAGATCGGGGCGAGTTTTAGCGCCGCTGCCGAGACGCTCTTTGCCGAGGGTTTTGGCCTCTCGCTGCTCTGGCAGCAAGACAGCTCGATCGAGGAGTTCATCGCAGGCGTGCTCGATCATATCGACGCCACGCTCTTTATCGACCGGCGCACCGGGCTTTGGGAGATCAGGCTGATCCGGGCGGATTATGTGGCGGCCACGCTGCCCGTGTTCGACGAGACCAATGTGGTGGATTGGGGCCGCCTCGGGCGGCGCGCGCCGTCCGATCTGATCAACTCCGTCACAGTACGCTTTACCGACGCCTGGACCGATGAGCCCGGGGCGGTCAGCGTTACTGACACCGCCCGCGTGCAGGCCATGGGCGAGGTGATCGCAACCACGCTCGATTATCCCGGCATCCGCTATCAGGGCCTGGCTGTCCGCGTGGCCGAGCGCGATCTGCGCGCCCTTTCCGTGCCACTTCTGACCGGCGAGATCGTGGTGAACCGCGAGGGTGCAGGCCTTGGCCCCGGCGATGTGATCCGGCTGCGCTCGGCGCGGCTCGGGCTTGAGGATATCGTCATGCGTATCTCCGAGATTGCTCAGGGCGACGGGCGCGACAATGGCATCCGGCTGAAGCTGGCCGAGGATGTCTTTGCGCTGGGGGCCACGGCCATTGCGGGCGGGCGGATGCCGGCCGGCACTGGGGTTGCCGCCCCGCCGCGCGCGCTGGCGCGGCGCATGGTCGAGGAAGCGCCCTATTGGCTCCTCGTGCGCGAGCTGGGCCATTCCGAGGCCGACCGCCTTCTTGGCGAGGATCCGGACGCAGGTGCGCTGGTCGCCACTGGCGAGCGGCCGAGCGCGGACGCGCTGGCGGCAGAGCTCTGGATCGACCCCGGCACCGGCCCGGGACAAGAAGGGGTGGTGCCCTTCGCGCCAACGGCGCTGCTGGCGGCAGACGTGTCGGACGATCCGGAGGCGCGGGTGATCCCCGTCACCGGCTGGCGTGATATCGGCGAGGTCGGCATCGGCACGCTCGCGGTCCTCGGCGGCGAGTTGGTGCGCGTTGACGGGATCACGCCCAGTTCCATCACCGTCGGGCGGGGCTGCCTTGATACCGTGCCGCGCGCGCATGCGGCGGGCACGCCGGTGATCTTCTTCGACGATGGCGTACGGATCACCGAGACGGCATGGGCGGCCGGCGAGACGCTGACCGTCCGGCTGCTGCCCGAGACCGGGCGCGGCACGCTGGCCTTTGCGCTGGCCCCCGAGGACGCAGTGACGCTGAACCGGCGCGCGATCCGCCCGCTGCCCCCCGGCCGGGTACAGGCCAATGGCAGCTACGCGCCCGACATCGACGCGCTGGTGGTTGGTGATCTGGTCCTGACATGGTCCCATCGCGACCGGCTGACCCAGACCAGCCCGGTGATCGTCGATCACACGGGCGGCTCCATCGGGCCGGAGCCGGGGGTGGGATACAGTGTCGAGGTCCGCTGGGTTGATCCGGACACCGGCGTGGCAATTCTGACGCCAGGCATGGTCATCGACGCTGGGACTGGAACCAGCTGGACCCTTGCGCCCGACGATATCCCCGAAAGCGGCGCCCCGGACCGCACCGCCGAGATCGATCTCACAATCCGGTCCCGTCGCATGGTGGAGGGTGCGTGGCTCACCAACCGGGAAGCGCGCAGCTTCAGGCTGACTGCGCCCTTCGCCGCCGGATGGGACCGCGGCTGGGGCTTTCTCTGGGGCAGCTGACCCCGGTCCATCGCCCGCATCACCATGACTGCAACGAATGAGGACAAGCATGCCTGAACGGATCATGCCGGGGCTGGGGCTGCGCGCCTTTTATGACCCCGGCCAGCGTAACTGGGGCAGCAGCCTCAGCGAGGATTTACGCCACCTCTCGGCGCTGGTGCAGGCGCGCGCGCTGTCGCGCAGTACCGAGCTGCCTGTCACCGGCAGCGCGGGCCAGATCCTGATCGTGCCGAGCGCGGCAGCGGCCAATGCAAATGCCGTGGCGCTCTGGGACGAGGCGGGTGGGGTGGCGGCATGGGTGTATCTCGCCCCGCAGGACGGCTGGCAAATCTGGATCGCCGACGAGGCCCGGCATGTGCAGCTTGAAGCCGGGGCTTGGGTCGAGGTGCCGCGTCCAGGCGTCGTGACAATCCGTACGCTGACGGCAACAGCGCACACGCTCGAGCCCAGCGATCTGGGCAGCATCCTCGAGACCACCGGCACCTCGGTCGTCACCGTGACCATTCCGGCCGAGGCAAGCGTTCCCTTCGAGATCGGCACGCTGATCAACATCACCCAAATCGGGGCCGGGGTGGCAACTGTTGCTGCATCTCCGGGCGTCTCGCTCAATGGCATCCCCGGCGGATCGGCAGCGCTTGGCGGGCAATGGGCGGGCGTGGCCCTGACCAAACGCGGGGCGGATGCCTGGGTCCTTCAGGGCGCGCTGACAGGGGCCGTCGCATGAGCCTTTTCATGCTGCGCGCCGCGATCCTTGCGCAGGGCGGGGATACTGCCGCGCCCCCGATCGATCTGGGCAGCGCCTGGGAGCTTGACGCAACCCGCCGCCCCGCAGGCTACATCCTGACGGATGGCAACCAGACCGCGATCAACACCAGCGGTGGCAGCGATTACCGCCGCTGGGTACCGAGTGTCCGGGCGATCCGGCCTTTTGACGGGCGGCGCTATTGGGAGGTGCTCTGCGCCACCGGCGGCGCGGCAATGTTCGACGGCTATATCGGGGTGGTCTCAGCCGCGCAGCTTGAGGAATACGATGCGGGGATCAACCCGATCACGCTCGGCTCCATCGGCTGGCGCGGCAATGGCACGCTCTGGTCCTCGGACACGGGGCTTGCCGCCCAGCGGCTGAGCGGCCTGCCGACCCACGGCGCGGGCGATGTGCTGATGTTCGTCCTTGATCCCGCCAATGCCCGCCTCTGGATCGGCCTGAACGGCATCTGGCAGAACGATCCGCTGACCGACCCGCCGACCTGGACCGCGGGCGGCAGCGCTGGCTTTCATCCGCAGATCCAGGGACGCAACCCGGGCGATGGCGCAACCCTGCGCGCGCTGGCGTCGCAGTTCAGCTATCCGGTCCCGCCCGGGCTGCTGGCGCTCGGGCATGACGATCCGGACCTGCGCATCCATCAGGCCCATGCCTTCATCGAATTTGGTGGCGGCCGAGGTCTCACGTCGAGCGGTGCGTCGCTCTTTCTTGATCTTGGCGGAGCAGACCACCTGACCGCCGCCTATGCCGCCCTTTATATCGAAGTGGAATTGCCATGAGTTACGTTCTTCATCTGGGCCACCAGCCCAGCGACATCGCTGGTATCTCGGGGCTCCTGAGCACCGCCGCCGGGGGCTTTGATGCGACGCTCGACGTCAATGCCATCCGCCATGTCGGCCTGAACAGCCATTCCGCACCATTCTCGCTCTCGGTGCGCGCGCCTGCGGGCGATCTCTGGCTGGGGTTTCGCTATGTGCCGCCCAATGCCGATGCCAATGTCATCAACCGGGCCGAGGCGAGCTTTCTGGAATTCTACGACGCGAACAATGTCATCCTTGCCCAGATCAAGCCCGTCACCAGCACCAACCGCTATCATGCCTTAGCCTTTGGCGGCACAAGCGTGCAGGGCTCCTCATCCTATACCGCGCCGAATGGTCAGCCGCAGTGGCTCGATGTGCGCGTCGCGGTCGGCGCCGCAATCACCATCGAGTTCTACGTCGAGGGTGTGTTGCAAAGTGCGGCCACCGCCGCGAACTCCGGTGGCAAGGGCAAACCGCGCCACGTGGTCTTTGCCAATACCGCGCTGCAAGGCATCGCCCAGAACCGGACCTGGTATTACGCACATATCGCGGTGCTCGACGGGGTCTCGACCATCGGGCGGCGCTTCGTGCGCCGCCGCCCGAACGCCATCGCCACCTTCAACCAGATGACCGGCAGCATCGATGCGCTGCGCGACGGCGATATCGCCACGCGGGTCGCGAGCAACACGGCGGGGCAGCGCATGTCCTTCTCGCTCACCGGGCCGACCGGGCCCGCCACCGTCTCGGCCATCGCGGGCGTGCATCTCAAGCAGATCGCACAAGCAGGAACAGCCGGTCCCGACGCCGCGGCCGGGTTCCTGCGCATCGGCGGGGTCAACTACGACGCGGACGCCGTAACCGTGCCGAGCCTCGCGCCAACGCCCCTCTATTCCAGCTGGGCCCTGAACCCGGTCGATGCCAGCCCGTGGAGCGACACTACCTTGCCCGCCGAAGTCGGGATCCTCTCCGCATGAGCCCGCATCGTTCCGGACGCGACCATGTCCGCATGCCCGATGCAGAGTTCGAAGCCCTCATGGTGCGCGCCGCCGCCGAGGGTGCACGCCAAGCGCTGGCCGACGCGGGCATTGAAGGCGCTGAGGCCGCGCTCGACATCCGCGACCTGCGCGCGCTTCTGGCCTCGATCCGCTTCATCCGCCGCACCGCCGTGCAAACCACCGTGCGCCTGATTACCACCGGCATCATCCTCGCCCTGCTCGCCGGGATCGCCCTGAAGCTCAAGGTGTTTGGCCCGGGCGGCTGACGTCAGTTGCTGCCCAGCGCGCAACTGCTCCCCGCTCCCCGCACCCAACCGTCCCCGCCCGCCATCATCCCGGCCGCTGGTTTGGACGCAGTCTCTCGCCCCCAAACCCCTGCCGCCCCCCGGGCGGCGGGCCAATCCCTGTTTTGCTCCCACCCCACACGAGGTCCCCATGTCTGACCCCATCCGCACCTTTCGTCATTTTTGCGACGTCCCCGACACCCTCTGGCGCTGGCCAAACTTCTCACCCGCCGAGATCGCTTGCCGTGGCACGGGCGCGCTCAAGCTGCACCCCGAAGCCCTCGACAAGCTGCAGGCCTTGCGCGACAGGCTGGGCAAGCCGCTGATCGTTCGCTCCGCCTATCGCTCGCCCGCGCACAATCGCGCTGTCGGCGGTGCGCCTGCCTCCAAACACATGGACGGCACGGCGTTTGATATCGCCATGGCGAACCACGACCCGGTGGCCTTCGAGGCGGCGGCAAGGGCAGCGGGGTTTCTGGGGTTGGGCTTCTATCCACGCTCAGGGTTCATCCATGTCGATCTTGGCCCGGCGCGGGTCTGGGGCGCGCCGTTTCCAGCGCGAGCGGTGGCATTTGCAGAGGAAACCCCGCCCGCGCGCGAGGCGCTCGCCGAGAGCCGGACCCTGCGCGGCACAGGGGCGGCGGGGGTGGCAACCATCGGCGCAGGAGGGGTTGAGGTGGCACAGGAGGCTCTGGCCGAGGCGCAGGGCGCAATCCTGCCGTTGGTACCCTACCTCGACACCCTGCGCTGGGTCTTCATCGCACTGGCCCTTGCCGGCATCGCCGTCGCGGTCTGGGCGCGCGTCGACGACTGGAAGCGGGGGCGGCGCTGATGTTGGCCGCCATCTTCATCGAGGCTCTGGCTCGGCCATGGGCGCGGCGGGCGGCGGCTTTTGCCCTTGCCGCGCTCACCATCCTCCTATTCCTTCTCAACCTGCGCCGCGCAGGCGAGCGCGCCGGACGCGCCACCGAGCGGCTCGAAACACTGGAGCGCACAAATGCCATCCAACGCCAGATGCTGGACGCGGCGGCTCGCCGTCCTCGTAGCCGCGACGATATTCTTGAGCGCCTGCGCGGGGGGGAGTTCTGACACCCCGCGCAGGGGCTGCCCGCCCGTGGTGGAGTACAGCAGGGCCGAGCAGGCACGTGTAGCCGAAGAAGTCGCCGCGCTGCCCGATGGGGCGCTGATCATGGCCTGGCTCGCCGATTATGCCGTCCTGCGCGACCAGGCGCGGGGGTGCGGGCCCTGATCGTGCCGAAGTTAACCAAACGCATGAAAGCGGACGGGCAAGCATGGCAACATGCTCCGCGGCGACCCAAAACCGCGACCTCTCCATACTTTCCCTGATCTCGGTGGTTGTGACAAAAATAAACCGAGCGGGATAATGGTGAAATCGAGCTCTGGCGGCAACATATCGACAAGCGGACTGACACCGGGGATGTCGTGCAGTCCGGTTTTGGTACGCGCGCGCCCTCGGCGCTGATGCCAAAAGCCAAGAACCGGAAACCGCCTTATTCAGGGCAAACGTGTGGATCACGGCAAGCGTGTGCTGCGTCGTAACCTACGAAGTCGCTTTCAATACATTTCAAGCGAACCCAAGCCCGACCACCGCTAGCGGCCGCCGACAACCCGCGCGAGGCCTGCGTTCACCGCCCCGATTGCCGTCGTCGTCACATCCATCGCATCCAGAATCGCGCCGTCAATCCGGTTGAGGATACCGGCATTGATGCTGCCCCCGTTGGCGGCGAGGTTCAGGGCCGCAACGGTCGCCCCATCGCCCGACCCGACTTGCGACGCCTGCATCGAGACACGCTGCGACAGGGCCACCAGATCGTCGAACTGCGCCAGATCGGTCTGCATCTGGAACGACGTGTTTTCACCAAAGAACACCGTCATCGCCGGATTGACGCCGGGCAGAACCGAGACGCTGGGCATATCGGCGGGGGCGGCGGGGGCGGCGGGGATGACGGCGAAACTCAAGATCAGATCGCCCGCGTTGGTGGCGCCAAGCGCCAGCGCGGTCAGGTTGCCCATCGTCAGCGTCGCGGGCGGGCGGGCAAGGGCGGAAAGCGTATCGGCACCCGGCAAACGCCCATCGCCAAAGATGTTGGTAATGCTGGCGTCGATGCGCTGCGGCAGCGGGCCAAATCCGCTTTGCGCCGCGTTCACGAACAGCCCCGACACCGCAATCCGCGCCAGAACGCGTTCCAGCACCGTCTGCGCAGTGGCAGGGGACGCCGCAGACGCACAGGCCAAAATCGCACCAGCCCGAACAATGCGCACCACCGCGACGGCAGGGTGCCGGAGCGCAGGCGCCCGGGGGAGCGGGGTTTTCATCCTGTGCAACAGTAAACTCCGTCGTTCGAAAAGGGAGGGGGCGAGGAGCAGGCACCCGCCCCCCCCCCCCAGTACGAAACCGCGTTTGCCAACGGTTTCGTAAACGTCCGACACTCGATCCTGGGGGGATCGATAGCAGAGGCAATCGGACGTTATTTCACGCGTGAGTGGTGGTCACGGTCGTGGCGGTGCCCCGGAAAGGGGCACCGCCTGTATCAGATCAGCCGCCCGTGGTGCTCGTCGCCGCGTTCGAGCCGACGATCGACGAGATCACGCCGTTGACCTGGTTGTTCGCACCCGAGATGATCGTCCCGGTGTTGACCGCACCAAGACCGGTGGTGCTGATCCCTCCGGTAAGCGCCGAGATTGCGGCGGCGTCCAGCCCGGAAATCGTCGCGAAATCCGCACCTGCGAACGCGGTTTCGAAGCCCGAACGCCCGATGGTGGAGTTCACACCCGTGGTCACGTTCGTGACCGACGCGTTCACGTTGGTCTCGTTGAGCGCCGAGTTAAGCGCCAGCACGGTTTGACCGGTGGTGGTTCCGACTTGCGTGACCGTGTTGTTGATCATCTGCTGGACGGCCATGCTGGTACCTGCGGTGGCTGTGTCGATATCCTCACTGAACGACAAGTTAGAGCCGATCAACTGGATATCACCCGTGTTCACCGCACCAAGTGCCGTGGTCGCGATATTGCCGAGAATCGCGTCTACCGCCTCGGTCGCTGTGGCTCCGCCTGCTGTCACGGCAGTCGGGCCAGTAAGCCCGTTCAGGACGTTTAGAACCGAGGCGTCAATGCCCAGGTTCGCCGCCGCATTGGTGCCGGCGATCGTGGTGGTGGACACCTTCTCAACGGTGAATGTACCACCAACAGCAGTTGTTGCAGGACCGACAAACGCACCGTCCGCGACGGTAAGCACGCCAACGCCGTTCGTCAGGACCGGTGCACCAAGGGTGACGGAGATGGTGACGATTGGAGTTCCTGTAGAATCGAGCAGAGCGCCATTGGTACCAACGGTCGCCGTTACCTGATTACCACCAGTCGTGAACGTGATCACGTCCCCGATTTGCAGAGTACGGTCTGCGGTGGTTGTGGTCTGGACGCCACCCAAGGCGACGGTGTTTTGTGCCGCACCAGCAAAAAGGTTGTCGGCGGTGTTGGCAAAGATGCCGGTGACGGGCAAGTTCGTTGTCGTCACGTTTTGCAGGTCTGTAAGCACACGCTGCAGCAGCGACTGGTTCGCTTGCGCAGATGCGGTACCGGCGAAGGCCATCGTTGCGATGGCGGTAGTAGCGAGAAGTCTTTTCATCTGTAAGTCCTCTGTCTCATTTCGGCCGCGCCCTCCCTCTGGGTGCGACAGTTTACGGGCTTGTTTCGAGAGGCCCGCTTCATTTCGTCGTCAAAGTGACGACGAAAACCGTTGGCGGCGGCGGGAAATACCCCGTGCCGGTATCATTGTGTCAGCCCCTGACGCTGCGCCTCGGGCGTGCCCGGTTGCGGCAGGGTAACGGCTGCGGGGGGCACTGGCGCAAGCGTGGCCTGGGGTGTTGCGGCAGCGGGCGGCGCAAGCGTCGCTTCGGGCATGGCGTCGGCCCCGCCCGGCACCGGGGTGCCCGTCGTGCCCATGGTTTGCGGCAGATCGGGGCGGCGTTCGGCCTGCACCCGGACCGCGAGCGCGTCTTGTGCCTGCGCAACAATGCCCATGCCGCGTTCTACCACCAGGGCAACCGCATCACCGGTCGGGCCAGTCAAGCCAAGCTCTGCCGCGCGTTGCAGGATCTGCACCGCCCCGCGCAAGAGTTCCGTCGCCTCGGCAGCCTTTTGCGCGGCCACGTCCAACGTCTCTGCGGCCAGTGATTCCTCGGCCGCGGCGACGGCGCGTGCCCCGAAAACCATCGCGTGATTGGCCAGTTCACGAACCTGATCCTCGATGCTGCGCACCGCCTGCGGCTGTTGCTGCGCCACTGGCTGTGCCGCCGCCGGTTGCTGCGGGGCCTGCGCAGGCTGCGGCACCAGTTGCGGGGCACGCGCCGCCACTTGCAGCACATAGGGATCGCCCGTGCCGGTGCTGTTGATTGATCCGGCGAAGGGACTGACCATCTCCTTGCAAGGCGCAAAGGTGTCCCGGTTCATCACCTGGCCCACGAGTTCAAGCGTCGCAAGGCTCAGCATCTGGCGCAACGCGAAATGAACCGCCTCGCGCTCCTGCCCACCCATATCGAGGCTGACAAGCGTTTCGCCAAAGAACCGCCCCATCGACGCGCCAACCTCGCGCGAAAAGATCTGCTTTTGCAACGGCACGCTCGCGACGATCCGGCCGGTGAAGGCATCCGTCATCGTCAGATCAAGCCCGATCAGGATACGGTTCTGGCGATAGCGCGGACCGACGCCGCCGACCTGCGCGCTGAACCCGCCGCCGGGAATGAAATCAAGGCTGTTGATACTGCCGGAAATGTAGAAGTTTACGGGGATCTGCTGCGACAGATCGCGGATGCCCCATTGGGTTTCAACGATGAAGATATTCGGGTCGCGGCGGTTCACTACCGTCACGCCAGCGCGAAAAAGCGCCGATTGCACCATTTCGCCTGCGCCCTGGGTCACGAACTTGCCGGTGCCACCCTCGGCATAGGTTTCCTTGCCGGTCGCATCGACAATCTGGCCCACGGCAAAGGTCACGCCGGGCTGAACCTTGCCGCGCAAGCAGGTCAAAGCCTCGTCAAACGCGGTCACGACATCCTCGACCGGCGGGCCCTGCACCAGCTCCGCGTTCGCGTTGCGCGCGGAAAACGTGCCGGGTGGAATTGCACACCCTTGCAGTATCGCTGCGCATATCATGATCTGCCACCAACTCGCCTGCACCAGTCCTGCTCCTAGATTTCAACGATCCCCCCCCAAAGGCACCGCTGACCGATTTCCCGTCCCGAAAGCACAAGGCCGTGTCTGTGCGCTTAGCGCGCGCAGTTCATGCTGCGCCCCGAGGGCGCGACGCTGATGTCGATGCCCGAAGGCGAGGCCATCGATTCAAACAGCGCACTTTCCTGCTGGATGCTGCCATCCACACAGCCTTGGGAATCTGCGGCGTTGATCGCGTCGATCCGGTTGTTCTCGCCGGTCACCTCGATGGTGGTGGAGCCGGTGTTCATCGCGCCGATCGAGTTGGTGTTCTGTCCGATCCGGTCGCCACTCAGCTGAAAGTCGATGCTGTCGAGCGTCAGCGTGTCGCCCAGAATTTCCTGATAACTCGACCGGCTGTCGTTAACGGTGTTGTTGGTGGTGTTGATGATCGTGCTCGGCCCCGGCTGCATCCGCGCGGCCCGGATCGCCTGCGCCTGTTGCAGCGCAAGGCTGCGGTCCGAAGGCGAGTTGAAGCCCCAACCCGTAGACCAGCTTTGCCCGGCCGAGTTGAAGTTCTGCGCGCCCGCATGAGGCGCCATCAACAGCCCAAGCGCCAGTGAGATTGAAACACTTTGAAGACGGACGCGCATCGTCATTCTACCCCTGCACCGCGGGTGGCATCGGCAACACCGCTGCGGATCGCACCGCCCAGTCCTGCAACCTCTTCGCGGATCGCATCCCCCGTAATGATGGCGTCGAGCGTGCCGGCATAGGTGCGTGGCGCATCCTCCCGACGGTCCGTTCCTGCGACCGGGGTCCTTCCCGCTACGGGTTCACCAACAGCAATTGTGCCGAGATTATTCCCGTCAGTGTCGCGATAGGTCTGTGCGCTGGAATCGCGTGTCGACGGCGTTGGTGTAGGGCCGGGAATTGGGCCGGGCCCAGGGCCCGGGACGGGAACTGCCGTCGTTCCGGGCCCGCCGGGAACCGGAGGCTGGCCTGGCAGACGCGCTGAAACGGGGGCGCAGATTGTCTGCATTGCCGGCAGAGGATCATACTTGTCAGTATAAACCGCATCGCGTCGAGGCTGCGCAATCGGCTCTTGCCAGCACACGACCGTTGACGCCGTCTGAGTACAGGCTGCAAGTCCGGCGGCAATCAAGGAAACGATGCCGATTTGTGTAATCCGGCGCGTTGTAATTATCATAAGAAGATCGCCTCAAGTTGTTCTTTGCTTGTCTGACACAAAGCCTACAACAACTCAAAAAAGCATCAGATTTTTAAAATGTCTTTGGAGATAGAGTTTGCCCAAATGGATTGCTGACTTGTACCATTGGGATGGTGGTTTTCTGAATAAGCCCGTGCTGTTGGATAGGCGAAGGCTTGAACTACCCGCAGCACATCGACGCCCAACGACTAGTGGCCGTATTATCTGGCGAATGAAACTGCGAACTGGTAACACAGAGGATTTATGAGGTTTAAAATCCCATCCAGAATATCAGGGGAGTCCATCCATCAGGGCTTAGGCTCAAGTTTCAAGTGCAACACCCAGCGCCCGCAGGGCATAGGATGTTGCGATGGACAGACGAAGCAAGCACCTCAGCAGCGAGGAACGTGGCGTGATTTTGGCGGAGCATAGCCGAGGCAGTAGTCAGAGGTCGATTGGGGGTCTTTTGGGGCGGCCCGCGAGCACCATTGGGCGTGAGCTGTCGCGGGGGCAACAGGACGACGGGTCCTATTGTCCCCATGCGGGACGGCTGGTGTATGAGGTTCGCCGCGCGCGTTGCCGGCCCGCGCGCAAGCTCATCGAGGGCAGCGCGATCCATCGCTTCGCGCACGACCATCTCGTGCATCGTCGCTGGTCACCTGAGCAGATTGCGCAGAGGCTTCGGCTCATGAACCCTGATGACCCTGCCGCGCGCGTCAGCCATGAGACCATCTATGCCGCGATCTACGCGCAGCCGAGAGGTGGCCTGAAGACCGCGATGATCGAGG